CTTGATTATCAAGTATTTTAATAGAACCTGGTATTATTGCTGCCTTTATTTTAGCTGGACTTGATTGAAATTCAGGTTTAAATGCAGTAACTAAATTATTTATATTTTCAGTTTTTAACTGTTTATTTATTTTATGTACGGTTACACCGTCTTTAAAACCACTTATGCCTTTAGCTATAGTTAGTGGGGATCCATATAATCCACCACCACCAACGCCTAAAGCAAAAGAGTCTAAGGCGCCTTCAAAAGGATTCTTGTTGTTAATCATGTTTTGAGTAATGGTAGTAGCTACCTCCTCAATACCCTCGCCAAGCATTGCAGCTGGTGCGCCAAACTTTTTAAGGGCGGATTGGTACATGGTAACTAATCCGTCTTTAAATATTTTAGAACCTATTTCAGCCCCTTCCTTCTTGATTATATCCTTATATACTTTACCAAGACTACCTTCTCCAATTGCTGAAAAAACACTTTCTGCTCCAGCCATTCCAAATCCTTTAATAACAGAAGCTAATTCTGATTGCTCTGGGTTTTCCTCTTCTTGTTGTCTTATATTTGGACCGGCTAGTAATGCTGTTGATCCTGCCGCTAATTCTGCTAATTTTAATTCTGCACCACCAGCCATCATGGCTATACTCATAGGGGCACTTTCTGCTAAACCACTACCCATTAATTTAAAAGCATCAACATAATTACCATCGCCGATATTTTCTGTTATGCTAGTTGAATCGTAGTTCGCATTGTTATATATAGTTTGCATCTTGCCAAGACGCTCCTGTTCGGCAATAAAATTATCCATTATGGGATTTTCTATTCCTCTTTCTTTTTTAAATTGTTTAGCGCTCTCTGCCCAGTCTTTGTTCCCAGATACGGCAGCATAGGCATTTTGAGGTAAAGAAAAAACATTATAAATAGTTTCAGGCACAGAAGCAAATGCTTCACCTAAATAATTTAAACCTTTTAGAAGATCTACATTGAGTAATTTACTTGTGTAAGATTCCTCTTCAATTGTTTTCTTTGTTTGCTTTGCTTTGGATAAAATTTCTCTTGACTTTAGTTCTATTTCCGATGGGGATAAATCATATTCAGCGCCTTCACCATAAGCTTTTTGCAATATGTCTGCAGATTTATTGTCTACATATAATTTTTCTTCAGGTTCTAATTTATCATATTCAACACCCTGAACATTTGTTGATATATCTAAAATATCTTCTTCTGAAGGCAATGATATTTTAGCTTTTAATTCACGTTTTGGTTTGTTTATTTCTTTTGCTTCTTGCAAAATTTGTTTACCCTCTTCTACCTTCTCTTTTATTGTAGGTTCTTTTGCAACTTTGGGTTTTAGTATTTTTGGTTTTGCAAAAAACGTTCCATCAGTTTGCGTTTGTGGCTGAACTTCTTCTTTAAATAGTTTCTTTCTGGAAGCCGAAGAAGTAGGTGCCGGCTTGGATGCCGTACTTTTTGCTTTCCCTGTTGCAGGCGCACCCTTTTCCGCAACAGGCTTTTTCTTTCCCGGCTCACCTTGAGTAGATGGTGTAATTCCAAATTCGGCAACATAATCGTCAAGAGACATATTGCTTTCTTTAGCCGCTGTTAGAACTTCGTCTTCTGTATATTCGTATCCTTCGGTGCTTTTGTATAACTTCATAACTTAATTTATGGTTTATTACTTATTTTTTAGTTGGTAACGCTGGTTTTTGAAACCAATCGGAATGTTCATTGTAAAATTCCTTAATATTAGTGTATGTATTTCCAGGGCCATCAGCTGCATCTACCCACATGCCAGGGGCTCCGGATACTCCGGACATGTATTCTTGCTTACGGAATTTGCCATCGGCACTATATGCGTATTGTATTTTTTTATTTAATGGATCAACAATTGGCTCATGTTTATTTTGTCCAGTAAGTATTCTATAATTTCTACTTGCAATCTTCATATCCATTGTTGGTTTCCCTCCTCCGCCACCTTTAGGCGGTTTAACTGGTTTCTCGGCTTTCAATGTTTCTGTTACAAATTCGCCTGCTTCATTTTTGATTGGTTGTGTATCGGGAATATTTTTTAAAGTATAAGCTTTCCAGTTTTCTTTAAATTTATCTTTCCATTCGTCTGTAATGCCCTCAGCTGGTTTAGTTAAAGCAGCGTCTTTACCAAGAGCTTTAACCATTACATCGTTATTCAAAGAATAAGCCTCACTAAAATTAGTTAATATGCCTTCGGCAATCGCGTTGGTCGAAGCTATAAAATCAGGGTTTTTAGCAATTGCTTCCTTGTTAATAGGAGCAACTACTATTCCTTTTTTCAACAATGTTTTGCCATCTAAGCTCTCAACCGTAGTTTGATTATTTGGGTCAGGTTTAGCATTGGCTAGATCTAAGAATTGTGGTAGAACAGAACCGTCTGTTTCTTGTATGGTCTCTCCTTTTTTTCCGGTAGTAGTAACTACTTGAAATATTCCGGTAGCTCTTTTTTTAGTAGATTCTAAACTAGCATTAACATCCGGAACTAATTGCATTATACCACCTGCCGCTTCTGCTTTTACTAATTCAGAATGAAGGTATCGCCCCGTAACTTTTTGCTTAGTTGTTGGGTCTATTGCTTCAACAACATACGTAGGATTATTCCATCCAGTACTACGGTCAACAGTAATGTTTCCACTTTCAGGATTTCCAGTGCTAACTATTATTAAAGCTTTATTATTATCAGTAGGATTATCAGTTATTAATGACGACATTCTATTATTCGTCATACCAGTTTTTGTTGTGTCAATTGTTCCCGCTAAAAGAGCAAGTCCTTTTGTAACAACACTTGGATAAGCGTTAATCTCTGCAACAATTTGTTGTGATGTCGCTAAAGTATCAGACGCTGTACCGGGTTTAATTTGCATTGACGCATTAAAAATTTCTTTTTTACCAGCTAAAGTATCAGAGGTAAGATCAACGCGAAGTTTGCTTTCATTTTGAGTTTTTAAAGCGGCTTCTCCAAAATTTTGAGTCGCTCCCGTACTTGCGGCAAACAATTCCTTATACTCTTTAAACTCTCGAAGCTCTTTATTTTTCTGGTCTTCCCGTTCTTGTTCTGCTCGTTTAATAACCGCTCCGGCAACAGTGCTTACCGCAGATGTTATATTCTGCTGTAAATTCTGGAAAGCCGGTGCGTTTGATATAACTTGTCTTTGTGGATTTGCGTATGACATATTTATTATATTTGTTTAAATTCTACGTCCAACATAGAATAATTTACTCTATCGTATCCATCAGTCCCTTTTATTACAGCTTCTGACGGGATCTCGTCAGACATAACGCCTTGAAAAACACCTTTGCCAAAATTAACATTTTTATATTCAAATGAATAAATGTTAAATCCATTTTTAGAAACACCCATTGGTTTTATATTTTTCTTAAGTCGTCTATCTGATGGAGGTGGAGGTGGCGGTGTGTTCTGTGTGGAAGCGTAAGCGGAAGCCCCGGCGGCCAAAGAGCTTGTTATCCCGCCAATCATACCTGTCATTGCAGATAAACTGTCGGATTGAGCTTGAGCTTGTTGATTAGCCGCAAAGTCAGATAACCCGGCTAACCTATCTAATTTAGCTTGATCTCTTTCTTCTTGAGCTTGGAACATAAATTGTTTTCCTGCCGCGCCAGCTTGTTGTAATCTTTGTGCTTCAGTTATTTGTAAGTTTTGTATTCTTTGAGCTTCAGCCATTTGCATTTGCTGTAATTGCTGCTCACCTTGCGCTCTTAATTTTTCATTCTGGGCCTCTTGTTGTTCAATGCTAGATGATATACCTTGTTTACTTTTTAAAGCAGCCATAGCTAATGCAGTTGCTCCGCCAGCGCTTGCTCCAGTTTCTCTCAATGTATCTAATGTGTTTGCCAATGATAAGTCAATTTCTTCTGCCTCAAATTTAGCCGCTTGAGTTGCAACACCTAAATTTGCATATGGGTTACTAACCATTCCAGATAAATCTTTTGCTAGTCCGCTAACATTTTTAAAACTTGCGTACGGATTTATAATAGCTTGTCTACTTTTTTCAAACGCAGCTATTTCAGCTTCTAACCTTGCTCTATCCGCTGCGGAAGCCCTAGCCATTTTATCGGCTGCATTTTGTCCCATTATGCCGGTTGCAACGCTACCTACGATACCCGCTCCGGCAATTGCTACTCCTATAAAACTCATATTCTATTTATTTAAAAGTTTATATTCTTCGTAATCCTCATATGAATCACATACCAACTCTTTTTCCAAAGTTTCTATGTCAGTTATATTATGGGGATTTGCATGCACGTTGATAAAAATTGAATCTTCAATAGCATGTATTACTCTTTTTGTTCCGCATGGTGCGTTTACATAACATGGAGCTATATAATGATTTACGCCATCTTCTGTAGCCACCTCTAATTCCCCTTTAAGTAAGAACCATGTATGATTATATTTATGCAATTTTCCAATAACAAACCCTCCTTTAGCCATAAACATTTCGCGTATATAAACTCCGTCTGAAAAAGAATGAGTTAATGGAAAGCTGTCAGAATTACCTTTAACTATACCGGGAAGATCACTGTTTAACATTTCTTGTTCAAGTGCGGTGACTTTGCCGATAAAGTCTTTATTTATTACTCTATTTTCTGTATTTAATTGAATTTCATTTGTCATTAGTATGATGAATTTACATATTCAGTTGAGACTGCAAACAACTCTGATCGGCTTGATGGGGATCCATACGTTAAGTTATTTATTTGCATATCTGCTACAGCATAAAACCCTTTTATCCCTGTCATGGATTGACCCCAAACAACATCCCCGCTTCCAGCAGGCGAGTTATTCATTATATTTGCGAAGTATTTATTTTCTTTACGTTTAAAATTATTTGAAAATAATTGATTTTCTATGCTCGCTAAATTATATGTTTGAGAAAACGGCTGTATAGGTACAGATGTATCTGTGTCTGTTACTAATGAAATTAATTCCCACCCTGTTGTACCCTCGTAATTTAATGTACTAAAATTTTTAACCTCTGAAGCCGAAGCATTAAATACAAGAGTAACTGTTGAATTTGTATTAACATTATAAAAAGTACCTTTATTAACAGATGTTGAATAATGTTCCCATATACCACCGGATTTAAAAGTGTAAAAATTATTTCTTAAACTTCCGCCAAGTTCTGGTTTGAATGAAAATCTACTTGTCCAACCATTAATATCTTCATCAAAAGCAACTGTTGTAGCTTGAGTAGGTGTTGGTTTTTGACCGGATGTATTTTCAAGGGGCTGCATTGATAATAAGTATTGCTTATTATGCATGTCCCACATTCCAACTATTCGGCCGCTATTACTAATTGCAGATAAATTATCTCTAAAGTAATCCAACATACCATAAGCAGATATTTCGGTTATGCCATCTTGTGATAATCTTAGTACTGCATTTTGATTTCTATCTACGAAGTATTTTCTATACCCATAAACAGCAAAACTTTCCGGGTTGGTTGATATTCCATAATTACCAGCATAAGCTTGTATTTGACCTATCACTAATCCGCCTGAAGTTGTCATTGGTTGTCCGTCAGCAGAATAAACTGCATTCTTATCAATCAACGCCTGATTTACTTTTGATTCTTGGAATATAATTAAATTTGTATTTTCTGAATATAACTTTTGAATTGTTCCATTAGATGGATCAACGCTTTTTGTTATGTCTTGCGCAGTAGAAAATTGATTTGTATTATTTACACCGGTTCTGGAATTATAAATACCAGAGTATATAATTGAACTTCCGCGGTATTGCTGCCCATTGATGTCTTCAACTATATAAGCTTTTACGCCTAAATCAACAATAGTATTGTTATACCCGCCTCTAATCCTTGCTTCTTCAATGTACCAATCTGTTCCTTCCGGAAGTGTTGATTCATAAGCCGCCGGTATATGATCAAAGTTAGTTATAGGCCCAAATGTTAATTCTTCTCCATCCGCAATAGACTGAGATGAGTCTAACGTAATAGTTGCGCCATTTACGTATACAACAACCGGAGACGGATTTGTAGTAATTCCACTTGTTGGTCCGCCGGTCACTTGTTGTCCAACGCCTATAAAATCATTTGCTTCTGTTAAAACCAAAGTATCGGTAGTTACAGCTCCATCCAATACCCCCGTAGTATTTTTTACGTGGGTAATGGATTGCATTTTCTTCAACCAGAATGAGTTAAAATATTTTAATTCTAATACTGCTGCCATATCTTATAATTACTTGTTTTTAATGATTTTTAATAAATTACTAAGGAACCCAAGGCACGTAATCTAAATCTAAATATATATTAGCCGCATAATAACCACCATTTTTAGCAGCATAACCAAACGGAATGCTAGTAAGTTTGTCAACATTTTCGGTGCCATACGTATTGTTATTTGATGGTGTATTAGGTGTAATGAAATTTGATTGAGCATAACAAGTTACTATGTTCACTGTATTACCTCCAGCGTCTATAGTTCCAAGTACCGGGGTATTAATAGCTCTTGGAGGATTTGCTTGAGAAATAGACACTAACGAACCATTAGCATCAAATTTAGCTCCCCACCAAGGATGACTCATTGCGTATCCTAAAACCGAGTAAGGCGAGGTAGTTCCTGGCCACACTTCGTCTGGTGGAGTATCACCAGAGTTATAATCTTTATCTAATTGTTTAAAAATGTAAAATTTATCTGGCATTGGCGGTTCCCATGTGGTAAGCAGACTTGAATCTGTATAAAATTGTTTTACATTAAGACCATCAGCACTGTCAGACCAGACTTCAGTGTCATTTTCAAGCACATTATATGTTGCAATAAGAGTATCATTGGCTACAAAATAAGAATCGGTATTGCCATCAAATGTTATAGTTGTACCTGATATATTTGCTATTTTTCTTACAGTGCCAGGGTTTATATGGTCATCGTTTATACATCTAACTCCAGGCACTAATAATGCGGGTTGTATTGCATCCAAACTGGCTTGTGTGACAACTACTTTATCTGGCTCTACTTGATCTTCTGCAACTGTTAATTGAAGTTCAAATGTATATAACGGAGCGGGACGAGAAGCATATTCTCCTTTATTAGAAATTTGTTGATTAGACGCTAAAGCGGTTGGCGCATCATCAAATGGTTCTGCTAATCTTAAATTATATTTATAAGCTGTTCTAGTTTGAACCCCTAGTGGATATGTAAAATTTGCATCACTAATCTCAACACTTACATAAGGTCCTATTCCTTCTCCTACGCTAGCTGGGTTAAAACATTGCGCACCCAAGACTCCACTGTTGTCATAAAAAGAATCTTCTTCATAAACACATAAGCAGTACTCGCCAGGAGTTGATGTAAAAAAAGAAAAACCTCTTGTTACAACACTTCCGGTATAAATAGAACCAGGTAAGCGATAAGCGTCCCTTGGTTCAATTGCTTGATCAATTTGCAAGCGAGCTGGCGTATTCCAACCCCATAATTGCTGAGCACCATAAAAACCAACAGGCGGAGGAGTTGCTTCTATAGAACAATTGAAACCATTATCATCTGTCGCTGTTTGCCAAACCGCGTTTTCGTTTTCTCTATACCATAAAATAGTTCTGACTCTGCCTCCGGTCCATACATTTTCTGGTCTAGTAGAACCAATACAATAAGGTCCTTGAGTTGTGTCGCTAATCCCAACATGCAATTTAACATCCCAACGCATAGTACCTTGTGTTAATCCAGTTAATGTTGTGCAGCCATTTTCTTTTGCTACATTTAATGCATTTTGGTATTTTTGTCCATTCCACGGACAACTTGGCAGATCTGGCCATGTAATACCATCTGCTAATGGCATTATGTCTTTTTTTCCAACATATACCGCGCCAAAACCTTTTGGCGTATTGTTTATCGTCCAACCCGGGCCCCAACCATAAGGCCTACTTTGATAACACAATACCCCCGAGTCAAAATCGCGCAAGCAAGGAGTTAATGGATCACCTACAACAACTATAGTAAAAGTTGTAGTATCAGTTAAGCTTTGAAATGCTCCAACTCCATTTAATTTTAATGGCGGAACTTGTGTGAAATCAGTTGCGTCTGTAACGGACGCGCCAATAGTATATATCCCATTTGGTATATCAGAACGAATTAATGAAAATTCTCCTGTATAATCATTTATAGCAAAATAACCTTCGTCATTACCGCTTGTTATTTCCCAATATAAATCAGTGGTAGCATTCGTAAAAGATCCGTTTACCGCTGTTAATGTTTCTATAATAGTTGTTGTTCTATTTATAGTGTTATCAAAAGGTTCGTTTGTAAATCTTGGAGCTCTATTGCCTAATGGTATTTGGAATGAAAATGGATACCATACACCATTATATTGCAACTGTATTTCGAAATTAAATAATCCAGCAGTAAGTGCATCGTGATTAAAAATAAAACTATCAGCTATCTTTATTCTAAATTGACCTAACCCGGCTGGTTCAATTGCAAAACGGCTAGCGCAGGGGTTTGCTGGAATTGAATTATCAAAAACAGATATTATCTGAGCGTCTGTTGCTATTATTGGCGCTCCTGAATTATTAATTGCATATATGTTCTCGGTTATATATGGGGATGTATCCTCGCCGGTTCCGCTATCTGGACCATTTTTATCTTGATCTTCAAAAAATAAATATTCAAAATCATTCAAAGCAACTGGCGCGTCTGAGCCGGTTAAAACATCCCAATTCAAATCTGATATTAAACCTGTTGTTGCGGTTTCCCAAAACAAGTCTAATAAAGATTCATCAGGACGAGTTTCATATACGCCAAGATAAGGTACCATATATTGCCCATCAATACCAATTCCTGATATTGTAGAAACACGGCCGATCATTGGATTCGTTTGTAGTTGATATAAATTTAAACCAGCTGTGCCTATAATATTTTCAACTGAGTTTGGTAAAAAATCAAAGTCTCTTGAATTAGCAATCGATGATACTGTATCTGGTTTTCTTGTTGGATAATATTGTTTGTTTTTACCAAGCAATATGCTTATTGTGTCAAAGTCTTCAACGGTAATATTATCAGGCGAAAATTTTATTGTACATTTACCAACAGTTGGTGTGTCTTCTAATATTTCTGTAATAACGGTATTTGCATACCAAGGCTCCGGTGACTCATAATTTATTGCATCACCAACGCTTATTTGCGGGAATATATTTGGGAGCATTACGGAATCATAAATAAATTGTGAAGCAGAAGGGTCATCTACAACGGGATCAACCTCAAACGTTAACAATGTTACGTCATTTTCTACTCTACCAAACAATTCAACACTACTTCGATATTGTTTTTGGTCAGGTCCAACTTCTGTTAAATCACGAGGCACTTTGTTTATATTATCATTAATTAAAACAATATGTGCTGTTTTATTAAATTCATTTGTTGGAAAGTCTGAAGTATTTATTCCATTCTCTAATGTAGGTGTTGTTGGATCGCCTGTATATATTACTTGCGAACCATATGTTTGATTTAATGGGTATGCATTTAACATGCCTGGTAAATAAACATTATAATAATCCTGCTCCTGCTGTCTTACTACAATTTTATAAGAATACCAGCCTATTTGATTTAATCTATAAGCATATTTAATGTCTGGATCATTAGCTGGGTTAAAGTTATATAAATTATTAGCTTGCCCATCGGTGGTTAAAAAGTAGTTATCTCCTACATTGTAAAGGGTAAGAATTTCTACATAATCTGTATATTCCCCTCTTAGATAATCACCCTCTTTTGGCGGACTATTACTAACAGAAGGGTCTAATCCAAATACATATGCGTTTCCAGTTACCGTGGAATAAGTTACTGTAAATCCACCAACTCCACCAATTGATTCAGCATATAACCCGGGTGTGCCATTTGGTATATTACGATTTGAAGTAATAACACTATTTAATAGCACTAGTAGCGCGTTACCATTCCAATCTCTAGTAGGGGGGTAACCTGCTTCTTTGCTAACATATGGAGCATATACAGTCGACCCGCCATACAAGACAGGCACCGCCCCCCCACCTACTGTTGTTAAATCAACAGTCGATAATATAACGGGTGATTGCCTGCCAAACTTGTCAGACAATATAAATCCTACTTGATAATTTCTATTTTGCTTTAATGTATGATTTGGGTATTCTATAAAACTTGTAAAATAAAAAGTTTTAGGGCTTACGGTAACATTATAGTTGATAGAACTAGGCGCTGTATATGTAGAATAATAATTACCATACATAACTCTATTGCCTGTAATTTCTTGGGCAAGCGCTCTTACTGGTACAATATCAGTAACCCGCGTTGTTTGATCTTCTGTTAGAGTTTTATACGGTTTTTGTGATTGGTATGGCCGTACAAAAACATTTATATTTGGTGATTCTGATGCTATTCTTTGCACAGTTACCGTTTCTATCACTTTAACGGCATTTGAATTAGATTCCTTATATAGAATATCAAGTTCTGTTATTTTATACGAATTAACTATATTTAATCCCGTATCAGGTAATGGTATTAATAATTCAATGTTATTAACATTATTTTCCATCCACCTTACAATTGTACTTCTATACGCAGCAGTTTCGTCGCCATTTATAAAATAACCTTTTTGTCTTGGTATATATGCAATCTGTGTAAATGGAGCCATTAGTGAATATTCTCCATCATCATATCTAAATCTATAACTAAATCTAACATATTTATCCTCAAGGAAATCTGGATCTCCAGGCCAATTTTCATCGCCAGATTGATCCGTCATAGTAGAGATTAAAAATGTTAATGTATCCCCAATGTTAATTAGGGTTGTGTCCTGGTAAAGTATAATATTATTTCCATCAACTTCATATACTGTAACAAATTCAGTAGAATCAATGGCGCCCGATATTATTGTCATTCCAACAACAATACCTGTAGCATCATCTACTTCTATTTCGTTTGATGAGATTACATTTGTTACCGTAGTTACGGATTTTTTTATTAAAGATATAGGTTCTACCGGAGCATATTTTGCTACGGAAATTTGAGTTTCAGTTGTATAATATCCCGGGTTTACTAAAGCTGTATTTACATTTATTTTTCTAGGTTGATTTCTATTGTCTGTCCAGAATAATAAATTTTCAATTAAATTAACCCCGTTTATATATGAAGAGTTATTAGCTGAAAAATTTAAAAATATCCCGCTTACTAATGTAGTATAGGTCTGTGAATTAATATCGTATACCGATATTTTCATCTTAGCCGCTGCATCGGGGTAATTTATTAAATTTGGATTTGCGTCTATGTAATTTGTTAAGAATCTATATATACGGTTGTTCTGGTTGTCCATAAAAAACCCTATACAGATTAAATCAGAGTCATCAGCAGGTATAGGCAGATTACTATTGCCTAATACGCTTTGTAACGCGCCAATATCATCTTGTTCTGATTTGCCTATTTGAATATTTAAAGCATCTCTGTACTGCCCATTCGGGATTAATCTATCATCCAAGTCTTTGTTCATCTTGGACTGTAAGAAAGTATTTTTAATTTCAGCCATAATTAGTGTTTAATCCATTTAGATTTTCCTCTCATCACTTGAGTAATTTCTTCTAACTTAATGTTAGATAGTCTTATTTTAGCGTTTCTAAGTTTTGCGCTCTTTTCATCTCGCAATCTTCTTACCAAATATTCTGGTTGATTCGCGCGGGTTGAGATAATAGCATGCAAAATATAAGCATAAGTTGCTTCCTCGGCTAACTTTGGTATTCTTGAGTCTAAATCATACGCCAGTCCGTCAGATATGTATTCAAATATAATAACTAAACCAACAAGATCACTTGAAAAGTTTATTTTACCTTCGCGCTCATTTATAGTATAGGTACCATTGTAGTTGGCGTACTGTGGATCAAGCCCATAAGCTTGCCCATAAAAACCGCCGTATCCCCAATTATATCCGCTCCAACCATTGGAGTACAAGTTCATTGATTGAGCAATTGTTCCTCCGGTATTATTTGTGTTCCATCTTTCTTCTGTTAATGAAGTTGATTGAATATTGTCATCATAACTACTCTGTATTGCAACACCGCGTGAATCTTGTATTGGCAATTCAGTCGGGTTACTTGTTAGCGTAGTTGGGTATATTATATGTTTAACACCCGATTGATCAACCCAGGATAATTTTACATAATTAACATAGTCTTGAGGTAACGGTACTGACAAATTTGCCGGGACGCTTAATTCCTGGGACTTCATGCTTTTTAGGGTATCGTAGCTAAACTCTTGTAACGCACGCTTAGCATGGAAAATAACGTCTGTTCTTTTTGCATCACCAATAAGTTTCCCATTACCAACATAAGCTACCATAAAGTTGTTGATAACATCGTTTAACGTTATATATGAATAACCTCCATAATTTTCTTCTACAGTATTGCCATACGCGTCTCGGTCACCATAGTTTCCTCCATCAACACGTTTTAATTGCATTACAACCACGTAACCATTACCAATATACACCGGCGTTTCAGGCGAACCAAAATATACTGTTTTATCAATTATATAATATTCCTGTAACGCCTCACTATAATTTAAACCGTCAGGACTTATATATAACTTGAAATTATTTAACGCGTAGTCTGGATCATTAGAATCCCAACTACCGTAAATTATTTCAGTGTCAAACGTAAATGTGAATTCATTTTGTACAAAACCCATTACTTGGAACCCCTGGGCTCCTTCGTAATACTGTCTATTTGTTTCGGTTATTAAACCACCGTTTGGAAATGCCATATTTTATTAGCTTTTTGAATTTATATTTTCCGCTTGTATTTGCTGTGCAGCTATCTGTATAATTTGTGGGTCTTTTATAACCACTCCAGAATAAAGTAATATCCTTGTAATAACACTTATCTGCTCTGTTGGGTGTAATTCAAAATTAACAGAAGAACCAGGGTTATATACATATTGATAGTATGGAGCGGTTGCGGTAAAGTTCCATGAAGGATTTAATGGTTTGCGTAAGTATGTTACACTTATATCGTTTACAATCGATGTTGGATAAACGTATAATCTATAACTATTATATTTATATACCGGATAGTATAATGTTGGCTTTGTAAGCGATGATAAATTTAATTCCAGTAATTCATGAGGCTGAACATATTGAACCTCTTTTTCGTCTTTATATATTACAGTGCCCAATTTGTAAAAATCATATGGTTTTAAAGTTACATTGATTTCAATTCCAGCCAAAGGTAAAGCCGTCAACGATAATATATTTCCATTTATACTCCAAGCTGAAGATGGTTGTAATACACCATCGAACGCAACGGTAACTATGCCATCTGATAGTTGAGCCGCGGTTAGTGAGATTATTGTATATTGCGATTGATTCAACACGGTTGTCAATGTTGCAACAAGCGATGAATTTGATGAAGCTGGAACATTAAAGTATGGCCCAACATACTCGCATTCACCTATTGTGTGGAACACTGCTAATTTTTCTTGTAGATTTTTTTGTCGGTCAGCATATTCGCTATCATTATCCGGCACCCTTAATTGTTGATTAAGATCATCAAAATAACTTTCAAATATCTCAAGCTGTACCTGAGCCGCTGTCCTATTAAACTCGTCTGGGGTCATATAGCCCCGTTGTTCTTTATTAAGTATTAATAAGACAGTCTTATAAACTGTATCTACATTTATTGCCATTGTCTATATTTATTATAATATTAAAGCGGTAACCTGAGCTACCGCTTAATATTAGTATTACGTGTTATTCCATTTTTTTCTCTATTGATTTGTAGATTTCAACACCCTCATCTGTCTTCAAGAATGAAGCAAATGCTCCATATGGATTTTCATCAAATGGTACGGTCATTAATTTTTTACCGTTTGCTGCCCATTTAAAATCTCGTTGGTCTTGAGACAATTTAATAATGTTTAATTCACATGCTTTAATAGCGAAGTTTCTTAATTGTATATTTTCGTCTTCGGCTAAGTTTAAGAAGAGTTTAGGATTTCTCTTAGCGAATATTAGTAAATCTCTTTTTATCTCCTTAGAAGTCATCTTAGATACCTTAGATCCCATCTCTGTGCGCAAGATTGCTTCTGCTTGATCAACATCCATTACTTTTGCAGCGTTCATTGCATCTAATTGAATTTCTAAGTCATCTAATTCATCTGTTGCTTGTACTACCGCGTCAAACTCGTAGTATTTTTTATTTAGCATCGGATGATAAAGTGATAATAGTTTTTGAAGATTTTGTTTCTCTTCTGATACGGTTAATACACCGTCTTTAAATGTGATATGTCCTAAAGTTGCTTCCCCTTTTTGATCTTGTACAAATGGTGAAGATTGATTAGTTGCATACCTTAATTCTTTTTGTTCTCCATTCTCTCTGTCGAACCATAATAATGGAAATCTTCTTGAGTGTCTGGATGAAATTGTATAAGTTAAAGGAGTATGTGGTCCTTTTAATAAGTAAGTTCTACTTTTAATTTCCCATTGTTCTGGGTTTGTTGTTGTTTGTGCAGCTTTTGCCATGATAAAATATAATTTAAAAATTTATTAATGGGTAAGATTTACCCCTGCTAATACCACAGGGGCAATCTTTACCTTTATTTGTATTAGTCTACAGATGTAAACAATACGAAGTTGTTAGCTCCTTGAACACATAAACATCTTTCAGATAAGAAGTGTACCTCCATTGCATCTAAGTCAGAAGTGTATGCTCCACCAACAGATCCTGTTACCCAAGATTTCATACGACGGTCATCAGCTTGTGCAGCTCTATAACGAACGTGTAAGAAAGGACGACGGATGTTAGTTCCTAAGATTTGATCGTAAACTGTAGATGTTCCAGCAGGAATTAAAACTCCATCAATTCCAGAGTTTGCTACAGCTCCACGAGTAGAAGCATCATTTAAGTATTTCCAGTCAGTTTTGTAGAAATCGTAAGATCCACGACGGAAACCAGAGAAACCTAAATTCAATGCCATTTCAGAGGAGTTTTCAAACAACCCGTAAGCAACACCACCATTAGCTCCAGAAGATAATGAACCAAGCATATCATCAAAGTCAAGTGAGGTAGCACGGTTTAAGAAAAGCATGTTTTCTTCAATAGCTCCTTGAGTATCTAAGTTTTTAAGGATACTGTCAAATTCAGTTAATCCACCAGCTACAGAGAAGTTGTTCAATACGTTACCTCTTTCTTGTACAGCTGAGAATAAACCTTGAGTACCTTTTTTAGGCGTACCTAAGTTTGCAGCAGCAGAAGTAGGTGTAGCTAATTCACCTTCAATCAAAGCCATTTCTAAGTAATCTTCAAAACGCAAACGAGTTTCAGATTCAGCTTTCAAATACCAGTAGTAACCACCTGTTCCATCTTCTGTAGCAACTTCAACCCATCCGATCTGAGCTGTGTCAGAACCATTAACCGCATATTTGTTACGGATAATAATTGGAGAGTTTGAATATTGAGTAAATGAAGGTGTAATGCTTTGGTAATCGTCACCAGTTAATGTTGATCCCTTTGCGTACTCAGAACCAAAAACAAAGATTTTAACAACGTCACCGGCTGTGAAAGCTCCAGTAACCAAGTTTGCTGTAGTATAAGATGCAACATCTACTACACCGCTTCCAGGGGTTGGTTTGCTTGTTACAATTGCTTTTAATTCAACGCCTGTAGTAGGGTTCATAATAACAATTGTTTGGTTGATTGACAATACGTTAGCAACGTAATCAGCTGGGTTTGCTGGAGACAAATCGATGTTTTGAATTGTGATAGTGTTTCCATCAGTAATTTCAACATCATCGTAAGCTACATGCAAACGGTTTTGTTCTGACCAGATAACTTGATCTGAAGTCATTGGCATTTCAGCACCAACCATACGTAAGAATCCAGAAAGAGTTCTGTTTCCGTAACGTTCTACTTCAGCTTCATAAATCTCTGGCAAATATTGTTGCGCAAAAGATGAGAAATCCGCGTTGTTAGGATCGGTAAAGTTTAAATAATTTGTAGACAGCGCTTGCTGTTTCTGTGAGGGTGTAATTGACCCAAAGGTAGGCGTAACATTTGCCATAATTTCTAATTTTTAATTGTTAAGTTCTTCTTTGTATTTTTAATTTTGAAGAATCAACGCCGTTAATCGCTCGAACTTTTAATCCATTAACAAACACATCACCTGTAGGCATCTTACGTGACTCAGTCGTAATGTTGTTGGATTTTGCTACCACTTCTTTTACAGCATCAGCTTTGCCTTGCTCATAAAAGTGTTTTGCAATTGTGTCGATGTTTTCAGCAGCATACATAGCTTTGTGATAACCACCCAAATCTGTAACTTCACCATTATTGTTTAAGAACTTCTTAACTAGGTTTGTAATATTTGATTGTTTTTCAACTACCGCATCGCTGTTCGGGATATTATACTTAAATGTTTTTTCACCTAAATTGAAATCAAAACCTTTGAAATCTTGTGTAAAAAAGTTTTTTGTATCATCCTTGAACTTTGAATGCTTAGACTCTGCAGCCTTTTGATCTTCATTGTATCGGTTAAAAAAGTCAAGTGCTTTTTGTTGTTCCTTACTTACCGATGGTTTCAACTTGATCTCATCGTAATATTTATTTTTAAGGTTGTCCAAAAAGGTTCTTGCTTTTGCAACTTCTTCTTTAAATGCGAGTTTCTTTTTTCTGATGTCCCGCTCATCATCTTCTTCCTCGTCATAACTGAAATTGTCTTCCATCATGAATTCAATTTCTTCGCTATCTAAATGAGGTCTTGATTTTTTATAGTACTCTTTTAATAATGCTTCTGTACTGATTGTAGAATAATCTGCACTTAATCGCACGTAGTCTTCTACCGTACCACCTGTCTCTTGCATAAATGAAACAAGCTTTTCAACATTTTCCGGTAATTGTATACCAGAACTTTTGCTTTCCGCAATTGCTTCATCTAACTCTTTTGCCAATTCCGCTACAACTTGCGCCGCAGGTTCTTCTTGAGCATTAATTACAATTACTTCTTTTTCATCTTGTTCGGCAGGCTCTTTATGCTCTTCGTTTCCTTGGACCACTTCTTGCAATCCCACTTCGGGCTGTTCTGTGCGTAACACGCTTTCATTTGCTGTTTGCTCTTGAATGGCATCTTCTTCTTTTTTAGGGTTTAAGTCTACTTTAGTTACTTGAGATGGTTTTTCAAGTTTTTTCATAGCGGGTTTTCTTTTTTGCATTTTGAATTCCCCCTCTTGTTTAATTTGTTCTGACATGATATAATATTATAAAATTGGTTAATTAATTACATTTGATCAAGAGTACCCAAGCCAAAGCCGCTTTTAACATTATCAAATTGTGATTCAAAGTTTTTTGGTAATGTATCATTTTTTCTTTGATCAATTAATTCACTTTGTTGAGTGGCTTGCATTTTAACGCGACTGTCTTTGCGGTCTTCCATACTGTTAAGCTTTTGCTTTTGCATATCTACTTGCATTTGAGCTAGTTGCTGATTATATTGGAATTCTTGCGCCATCAATTGTTGCTTGATTTGCATCTCTTGTTGTAATCTTTGTATTACGAATTGCGCTTTTGCTTGCTCAATCTGTATTTCTGTTTGCGCTAATGCTTGTTGTTTCTGCACTTCTGACATAGCGGTTTGTTCCGCTAGTTGTGCATTTGCTTGCGCTTGTGCTTGTATGTTTGCTTGTTGGTTTGCTTGATCTCTTTCTTGTTTTTTCTTTCTTTTGTATTTTAAAGATTGATTAGCTAACTTAAGATTTTTAATTTGTCTTAAATCAATTGCATCTTCAAGATCAATACCGCCTGATTGTAATGCTATTTGTATATTTTGTTCTAACTGCGCTTTCTCTTCTTCATCTGGTTCTAATTCTAAGAATATACCAAAGTCATGCAGGTTTAAATTCATTAACTCCTCAAGCGTTTTAACATTAAATGTTGATATACTTTCACGTAATGATTGTGCAGTCAATGGAAACTTTAATGAATCCGCCACTCTCAATGATATATTTTCGCATAAACGTAAAGTTAAATATAAACTTGATTGTGTAATATGACGGGTCGCCGTGTTTGAATTTGCTGCTGCCATTTTTTGCAAACCTACTAAAGCTTTTGGATCAGGCGTACTACCATCTCTTGCTTCATTCAATCCGGTCACATCTCTAATCATTTGCAAATAGTATTGGTAAGTAGAAATTAAAGACTGTATCTTACCATTTGCATTTGATGTTTGTAATTCTTGAATAGGTATTTTACCAGGATTACCTGTGCCGTCTTGTGTTTGGGATCTACCAACAATACTACCCGTTTGAAAGTACATGTTTAATGCCTCGGTCGGGTTATAGTTTGTTCCATTACCTAAATCAACTTCTGCTAATCCGTCTACATCGACAAAAACTCCATCCGGCACCATTCTTGATAGTACTTGTTGCAGTTTTAAATGCGTAAGCTGAATCATATCCGCAAACCCTGTAATACGACTAACTAAAGATTCTATCTTACCTTTGTACATTCTTGGGGCACAAATGGTGTAGTTCATTTCTACTTTTGTTGTGTCGGCCGCTGGTCTAGTCATATTCTCTGACATTTCCCAACGTAACATCTTTTCGTACCCTAATATCTTAGCGCCACTGTATAATACCTCTATACTCCTAGATACTCTACTGAAATTGTCATTTGCAGGCGGATTAAAAGTATCAGGCTTTTCTAATGCTTTTTCTAATCCGAATTCTGTTTGTTTGATTTTAAATACTTGTTCTGAATACGTTTTATATTCAAAGTACAATACTTGTACAGAGGAATTATCATAGTCTTGACCGTAATAGTTACGAGTATAATTGTTATCACCTGGAAATTTTTCTATTTCTTTTAAGTCGTCTGTGGTTAAATCAGGAAACTCTTTTTTAAGTTCTTCTAAACTAATAGATTTAACTTCACCAACATACCATAAGTCTTCAAAGTTTGGATCTTCTGTATATGAGTAAACTAAATTAGCAGGATCGACATACTCTAATACAATACCATTTGCTTTGTTCCAATTGGTTTTTGCCGCTGCAATACCTAATATTGTTAGGTCGTAATTTATTCTCCTATTAATTAGCTCGTATTTGTTTGTTGCAAGTACCTGATTAATAACTTCCTCTTCTGCTATTTCAACGCCTTGCTTGTAACTTAATTGTAAATGAATTTCAAGCTCTTCTTGATCTTCAGGTAACTTAGCTGGATCCTGTGAGAATCCATTTATACCAAGTTTTTGTTGCATTTCCATCAAGAATTGTTTTGCAGCCATGTCTTCCATGATTGCTCTAGCGTATTCTGTTTTTTCTTTTATTGATTCCGGGTCTTGCGCGTAAGCTTTAATATCATAGTTTTTACTAGATATACCGTTAACTACAATATCCACAAACTTAGGAATAACGGGAACTGGTTTCCAATCTAAATTAAGATAAGATAAGTCGCCGTTAATTGATAATTCATCTTTATATTTTTGAACAGATTGTTCACCCCTAGCATATAGTCTTAAGTTGTGGAATCTTTGCCAATTTGATCCCCAACGGTTTCCAGTTCCCCAGCCGACCCTGTCTCCTCTAAACCATTCATTCTCAATGGCTCGACCAACGGCTTTACCGTAATCATAACTTTGTTTTACCTCGTCTGGTACTACCTGACTTGGAAAGGAACTATTACTATTAGTATAAATCATTTATTTTATTATTTGTGAATTATAACCCTCGTTATTGTATTTTTTAAAACCTAGTAAGATTTTTTCTTTTTGTATTGGATTGTTTGGCACGTATCTGTGTTTGTTACACGCCATTATAGCTAGGCCTGAACTGATGGAGGCATCATGATTTGTTCTAGCATTTATATTAAACTTTGCCCAGTCTTCCAACGTTTTTTGGAAATACATTGTGCCATGATCATCCCCTTTAAAACCAATATGCTCTTCTATGTATGTCTCAATAGCCGAAGCGTGTGCTTGTATAATATCTTGAGATGAATTAGGTATTCCGCCAACTTCTTTTTCAAATGGAGATAATTTATTCCAAACTTTATCAGGTCTATTCATAGAGAATCCGCGATACCCTCTCCTTTTGAAATGATATAACAAACGCGGTTTATTGTTTTCCGCCAAAATCGGCATACCATAAAAAACGCAAGCCATAAGTACATCCTCAAAAAATATTTCAGATGTTTGAGGGCGGGCAATATACTCGAGGAAAAAGTGATTAGCAGGAATATCCTCCATAGTAAATTTAGTAAGTCCGTGCAATGCACCATTTGATCCTCTTGAATTAACTGTTCCTGATATATCGTAACTATCGCATCCAAATGCACCGCAGTGCTCATTGCCTGGATATTTTAGCCCATCCTTTATTATTACTCGATTTTGAAGATATTTAGGTGGAACCCATGAAATTAAAAACCTTCCATCTTTATGAGGAAAGAATTGAACACGTGTATCAAGCACTCCGCCTTCCCATTGAAAACTACCACGAGTTACTACACTTGTGTTCCGTATATCTTCATTGTAATCTATTTGTTCGTATATTTTTGTAAGATTAAACAAAGATTGCTTTGTCTCATCTCTAAATGCATGCTGTTCGGTTCTTGGAAACTGGCGGTAGTATTCATTTAATCCATCTGCGTCTTGTTTTAAACCATCAACTTCATTCTGCCAATGTTCAATAACGCCATATTCAATCCAATTTCCATCAACACCTTTTACTGGTTTGTCTGGAGTATCGAACACAGGTAACCCATAAGTATCAATGAATCCCTCGTACGACCATTCCATAGGTATGAACAAACTATATAATCCTGAACTAGTCTGTCCATTGCGGTTTCTTTTTGATACGTCTGAATCATGATAAAGTCTTTTAAAGTTTTCTCCTCCCTTGTCTAATGCATTTGAGGTTGACCCCATCATACATTTACCAATAATTCTACTACCTAACCTTAATGTTGTTTTTGTTACACGCCAGTTGTTTAAGATATTATCTGGTCGCTCCCATTTACCGCTTTCATCGTGAACTAATAGTTTTAACTTTTCACCATCATAACTATTGTCTCCGGTATTCTTCCAGTCAATAGTTGTATCGAGTCCTTCAAGTTCCGCTAATTGTTCATTTGAATCTAGCTTTCTTCTTGTTAATTTTGAAGCAGGCACACGATAAGCCAATTCTGTTTTAGGCCTATCCATACCGTCTTGTATTGGTTTGAAAAAGAAAGGATAGTTAACAGAGATTGGTACAACCTTGTCGGTAAACATTTTCTTAGCATCAGCTCCAGACTTTGATAACACACCAAAGCGCGAGTCACTGGACATAGTTGCTTGATTTACAAGCTCTGATGATGACATAAAAGAAAATCCGGAACGTCTATTTTTTAAATAACACATTCCATAACATCTTGGATCAGCTTTACATGCTTCCCAAAATATAAAGAACAATCTGTTTGATTCCCTGAAGTCAGGTGCACCTACATCAATTTTACTCCATTGCAGGTACATGTAATGAGTCCCAGTTATATATGTTGGTTTTCCATTACTATAATAGAAAAAACCTTCGTCCCTGTATTTAAACTCATTATCTATATAATCATACCATCTCTCTTTAAAGTGATCTGGCTGTTTATTCCAATCAAAAACGCTTTTTAATTTATCCAATTCTTTTGGATAAACAAACTGTTGCCAAAATTGTTCTTCTTTTACTTCTGATCTTTTGTATACATTCTCCTCTAAAGGCAGTGCAATCTTTAAGTTTTGGATCTCGTATATTTCACCAATCTTTCCGGTTTTGCTAATGACAACCATATCATTATCCTTATCATAGCCGTACTTCCATTTCTTATTCCTATTGCCTTGCTCTAAAGTCTTCTTTGTTATATAACCGGGCAATATCTTATATAAAGTTTGTTCGTACATTATTTAGATCTCCCTTCTGCAAAACCTTTGAATACTTTTTGCGTGGTATCTGTTTTAGCAAATTCTTCATCATTGATTAGTTTTTCTTCCATCTCAATGCGTGTTAAGATTTCAAATGCATCAAATATCGCTAATTTCTTAGTCGCTGCTGCATTCTTTAATCTATCTGCCGATATATCATCACCGCTGTCTATAATTGCTTCCTCCGCTACTTTGACTAATTCATCGACTGCTTTTCGCCCAGCTCTTATAATATTTTTTTTAGTTTCTTTAATGTCCATTTTATTTAATATAATATAATTTTTTTATAGTACTCTTATGGACTCCAAAAGCTAACGCAGCTTTTCTTAAAGAAGGATATTCAATGCCATTAATTATTACCGGCATCCTATTTTTTTTACTCAAACAATTTTTTATTTTAGATTGCTCAGAAGCTTTTTTGCCGGTTAAGGTGGCAATTATTTTTTTTCTTCTAATAAACTCTAAGTCCTCATTTAATTTTCCGGTGCCTTCTCCCCCGCAAGTCATGTTACAGAGAGTACCGGTTTTTAAATCAACTCTACCGTATAATTCTATAAACTCTATTTCTTTTTCTATTGCCTGATCTTTTGTTAAGTATTCAAAAAGAATCTCTACAGCATATTCTGTTTTACCAATTATACTTTTCCAAAAATTGGATCTATCTTTTTTATTATAGGGTCTACTTATATCCTTCCCTATGCCAATATAAAACGGCGTATTTTTATCTAATCTAATATGCCTATAAACAACCCAATCATTTTGCCCAAGCTGGGTTATATTCAACTTCGTTTCCTTTGTACTCATATTTAATTACAATATCATTTGATTTCATACAATACAATCGCCGGTCATCTATAATAAATTCGAATTCACCAAATGGTTTATAACCCACAAGGTCTCCAGGATTGATTTTAAGCTCGTCTAAGGAGCTGTTTCCATATTTTAATATACCAATATGCTTTTGTTCTTTATCAAGCTTTAAATAGTCTGTATTTTTAATTGGCTTAACAAAACAACGATCACCAAATGTTTTCCATTCCGTGCCTGTTTTGTATAAATATATTTGATCTGCATCACAAAAATATAAATCCTCTGTAAAATAAGATCTACTATTTTTTTGTTCTCCTTTCATTCCATAAAATCTACGGAAAACATTATGATGTATCACAACTATATCACCAACTTTTATATCAGTTTTAAAAGCCATTGGTATTGCAACCACTGTGGCTAAATTATTTACAGCTTTAAAAGTTTCTATCTTGGTATTTATAATTAATTCTTTACCGTTTACATCAATACTATTATCGTATCTTTGCCCCGCAGGTGTAACTATAAAACTAAATAAACTTTTCATCAATATTCTAAATCATATTCAACAGAGATTGCCATGTTAAAATTAAATTTCTTCCACGGCATTATTTCGTCTTCTTTTTTGATATAGATATTATAAGACCTATCTTCCTCATCAAATAGGATATGGGAGATTTCGTGTCCCCCATATACTACTTGTGAAATAGAATAGTGCATTGCGTCATTTTTATAATCGGCGCCAATGCTTATTTTTCTAATAACGGAACTCATGATTACTCCTCGGTTTTTTCGATAGGAGTACAATCACCTGTCTCTAAGTTAATATTAACAGCGCCATATTGATTTTCAAGTTCCATCTTAGTTTCTTCAATAACTTTATTAAGATCTGCTAAAGAATGCAAAAGTGAATGCTTCTGTGATTCTAATATACCAATGTTGGTTAATATAGAATTAAGATCTTTTTGTTGGTTACGAATTTTTTCTAATTGTTCTTGTGTTACTTGTTTTACTACTTCCATTTTATTTAATTTAATTGATTACTAATTTATGATAATGTTAACAGATATTTTACTTTTGCAGTTTCTCCAGATAAAGACTGTGCTAAATTACTAATATCACCATACCCAGATGAATCCCCAAAACTTTCTAAATCTTTTGAAAATTTCATAATATCATCTGCAATACCCATTGCATCTGCATTTGCAACAATAGTTTCAATCTTCAAAGCTTTAATTCTTTTTCCGGTATAACCCATTAGTTTTTCTACGATGTCATCCTTGAAATCCTGTATAAATTCGTAAAATCCACCAGTTGCCTTGTGTTCTGCAAAACTTCTGGTTTCCCAGTGTATCATGTGGATTTGTTCGTGAAAGTATGCTAACTTTCCTGCAATTTCTTCTGTTGTCATTTTATTTTATTTTATATTACCAGTATGCGATTATTCTAGTTGCGGTTGTGCCAGATTCTAGTAAGTAGTCTACGCAAATAGGTAGAAAAGTTCCTCTAGGCACATTTTTAAATGTTACCGGAGCTAAATCACCATTCCTGTCAGGCATTTGTACAGTTACGGTACAAGTAGCGGCTGCGGCATCGCTAATATATAAAGCGGCCTTACCAAGATTGTTGTCTGGAGTAAGATCGTCAGACGGAGTTATTTCCATTGCTCTTGTAGCAAAGTCTGGTTGATTTGTAAATGATCCCATATTAT